CTTCGTACCACCACCACCTAAGCAGTGGTTACCCCCTGGCAGCGCAGCGGCCAAGTCTCCTTAGCTTCCTCGTGAGGCGCTAGCAGACCGTCGCGCGCAGCTTATAAGCATGTCGAGTGATCTCGCACGTGCTTCCGGTGAGGTCAGCGCATCCCACACCGGCGGTGGACCCCGATGGTTCGCCGACGCCCTATGGGGCATGTCGCAGTCGGATAGGATGAGAATCCAGACCGACGTGGAGGAGCTTACGCCTCTCCACCTGCTCGCGAGCCGTGCTCTCGAGCAGGAGGCACTCGACGCAGCATCTGGTTTGAACGTCTCTTCATTGAGCCAATCGACTAAGGTGTTGCAGGATCGTGTTGCCGAGCAGTCTCGCCTTGATGCAGAAGCGAGCCGGCGTGCTCTCGAAAGGGAGAAAGCCGTAAAGAAGGGAATTGTATCGGAGGGGCCATCGATGGCGGCTACTACAGTCGCACAAGAGGTTCCGGCACCATCTGCAGGTGCTGACCGTAAAAGTCTTACACCGCACACGCCGTGCGGTGATATCGATTGGGAGAGTCTGACTCTTCCTCAGCGCTATGCTAAACAACGCGAAGACGACACGATCAATCGTCGTAGCGGTATTAGCATGCCTCGACCACAAGCCAAAGGCGTCGTCTCTACGCTGGCGTGCAACATGCTCGAGGCTCTTGACCCCGACACCGACGAAGCGCGCCAATTCGCGCTCAAGTTCGCCGGATCGAAGGGAATCGACTGGATGTCGACACTGGCCCGTGTTGCGTCGCGCGAGATATCGTTCTGCGGGTTACCCGTAAGTTCGGTCGCGCAGCGCTGGCTGGAAAATGAGTTTCGCTCGCGCCAGACCGGCACCATACCGTTCTGGCACTGGCAAGCTTACTTGTCCGACATGGCAAAACGTGGGGAGAGCGAAGAACGCATGAGGCGAACAATCTCGGCGTTCCTCCGCCACAACATTTACTCGCATGCCTTCGAGAGCACACCTCGTCGCCAGCGACCTGACACCCAGAAATGCAACGGGCACTCTGTGTTCCGTTGCGCGGCACTCGCCTTTGTGCCGCAGGGCGTCAGCGAGAAGGCGGTCGAGCGCAACCGAGGCAACCACCCGGTGGCGGGCGAGTCGCGCGAAATGGCCGTAAGGCAGCTACGGAGTTACTTAGCGAATGCTGGTTTCAAGATGTTCGATACCAGCATCAGCTCCGCAGCACGCGACCTGCAATCCACCACTGGCGAGCGTCCTGTCTTCGACATTAAGGACTTGATGCACGCCGATCCCAGCGATCAGAACACCCACGACAAGGTCATTACCATCGTCGATCAGGATTATTACATCGACGACTTGTCGGCGTTCTCCGGCCAGAAGATTGTCATCATTACGCGAGAGTACAATAAACTCGCGGGTCGCGGGCCGGATTCCACTTACTACTACACTGCCAAGGAGCGCGAAGGCGGTGGTCACGTGGTGAGTGTAACTGAACGCGTGGGCGATGTGTGTGGTGCGGCGTACACCGACCAGCGCCCTTGGAATTACAGTGAAAATGATCTTGTGTACATTCAGCATCGTGGTGGTGTTGGCTTCACTACCTATAATGTGCACACACAGTACCAACCTGGAACTACCGTCAAGTTCGTCTGGCTTTGTCCGCAGACCACGGTGTTCGTGTCCCACGCGTGTATCAGCAAGCTGTACGCCAAGTTTATGCCTGGGACCAGATTGGCCGGAACGGAGTTGCGCAAGGCAGACAATGTTGCCTACGTGAATTCCCCGGGGGCCCCAATTGCCGAAGGTTTCATCGTCGGTATGTTCGGTACTATCGAATGCCCGATCGTCAGCATCAAGTTCGCTGGCACGGTCGGGCCAAACACCTCCGTCGAGATGAGCGAGCTCGACTACAAGGACTTTGTGCTAATGGCCAATGGGAGAGCAAGTGGCTATGGCCTGTCCGAGGTGCGCAGGGTGATGCAGCGAATGAAGATTTGGCGCGAGGGAGGCGTCGAAGCGATCGTTGCAGCATACTTCAAAATCCCACTCGCATATCGCCCGTTGCCCAATATCATGTACACCTCCGCCGTCGGGCCAGGCGAGGTCGTACAGGACGTTGCGCAGACGGGGTCGGCCGTGCCGGCTGCGCCCAACATTGCTGGTGGCGCACCTGGTGTGGCTGACACTGGGTCTGAGGCCGCATTTACCGCTTACAAGGAGAAACGGAAGGACGCTTACGCGAACAAAACCAAAGTACCCGCTGAATTGAAGAAGGTCATGGATCGTCTCCTGATCAAGTTCTGTGAGCTGGTGAGCCAGGAAACTGGTGTGGAGAAGGACTCAGTGGGGCTACAAGATCGCTCCGTGATTTATGAGAGACGTGTTGGCAACGCTGCTGTTCGTTTGGAAACATTCAACATGCTCAACCTCTTCAAAGAGGGCAATGCTACCACGAACCTCAAGACGGAGGTGACGCCGAAGGCGTCTGTGGCTCCACGGGGGGTCACGCAGTACAACGAGGACCTAGCCATTGAAACTGGCTTGGTCGGTCTTCTGGTAAAGGAGATACTCAAGAGTACGGCGTGGTACCAACCTGGGAGTACCCCTGGCGAGATCGCCGCCGCAGTGCAGCGCGTTGCGGAGGTGGCCAGTGAGGTGCAAGATCCAAGGAGTGGGCGGCAAGACCGCTACAAGAACAGTGGGTCGCATGACACCGACTTTTCGAAGCTTGACGAGACTTACAGCGAAGACATGTACCGCTACTTCGTCACCTTCACACTGTACTTCACCCTTGCGAGCGACAAAGAGAGAGTGGAACGGATCCTGATGAATAACGTCAACCTCATCACAGAGATTGGCGCTATGCTCGCGAAAACCGGCTGGAAGAATAACAGCGGCTCGGGCGTCACGACGGAACTGAACACCTTCTTCTGCGCGTTCGAGGAGTTCGTCAACTCCTGCTTCGCGATTGCAATGAGCGAGCACGAGCGTAGTGGCGAGAAGCCCTACGACTGGTCGAAATTGACTTCCTCAAAGCTCCACAAGTATTTGGAGTCCTATTCCACCCGGACCGTAAGGTTCGCGGAGGGCAGCGGGAAGCCCGATCTGTCGGTTAGCACGTGGGTCAAGTCGCATCTCCCCGGCTGGCGTACCACCTCTGAGTGGGAAGCGATGCCAGTCGATGAGCGCGCACCTTACTCGTTCAACAATGTGTATCAAATTCCTTACTTTGTCATTGGCCCGAAGTTTGGCGACGATGGCATTGGCATGCATATGCTCGGTATCAGCGACCTCATTTGGGGAAACGCGGCCGAGTACATCACCAAGGCGATTGGAATGGTGCACGAGGGCACTTCAACCCTCAAGGTTACGTTCAACACGCCCGAAGATCCTTATTTCTTTCTCGGGCGGTACTATCCTGCACCCAACATTTCCACCGCGTCCTACAGTGACGTCTTGAAAGCAATTCGCAAGCTATCCATAGCCAAGAACAGCGAACGCGAGCGTTACGAACTCAAGCTACATGGGTATTGGACAACGGACTCTTCAACGCCCGTTCTTAGTGAGTATTTGCAAGCAGTAGCAAGGATGTACGGCGTCGAATTACAAGCTTACGTTCCTGAAGAGGAGGGAATGTGTCCGACCACCGACGGGCGCTTCACTAAGTGGGCTTGGGAGGAGCTTGACGTACGCGAAGTTGTTAATAGCGACTCGCGATTCGCCAAGTTGTTCCGCGACGACCGTGACATGTTCTATCGCGTGGCGCGAGGTGTACACCGCGGTGCTACCGTGGCTGACACCACCCTCATGCACGAAGCGATAGCGAAACAGCTCGACATGACATCGGCCGAATTGACCGGTATTCGAGCGGCTCTGCAGGTCGCCTCAACATGGGAGGAGATTGACGCCATACGTATTGCGCCGGACTGGGATCCTGATGCCGAACCCGCCGGTACTGTACGCGTGGACGGACCGATCAAATCTCTACTCGACCCACAGCCATCATCTGCCAACGATGCCCAACGTCTCGCTAACCACAAGCGTGCGTCGACACCTGGGCCATCAAACGCGCAAAAGAAAATCGCCGTTGTGTCGGCGAAAGGCGCGAAGCTGAAGAGGCTGATCGAGGAAAAGCGCGACGAACCCCCCGACTCCGGGAAGAAGGGGAAGTAAGCGCGCAGAGTAACTTCTGGACGGGCAAAGCTCTAACCCGTTACCGTTATCCTATGGTGGGCGAATCGGTAAGTTCCAGTGAGGGGTTGGCCCCCCGAGTACGAGAAGAACTTCGTGCTACCACCACCTCAGCAGTGGTTAATAAGCGCCTTTAAGGCAAGCGGCATTTTACCGGCGTTACAATGGAACACAACGCCAAACTGAGCGCAAACGACATGATCCAAATGGTGCGTGGGAAAGATCCCATGCATGGATTGTGCGAATCGCGCCAGATCACACCAGAGGCGTGCGATTGGGTCAAGTCATCGCTTGATCCGTTTCACGATTTCACCCTCGAACACATGCGAGGCTACCCAGACGTATCTACCGATGCTACGGTGATCGTCAAAGTCAACCAGTCGATTGAAGTCTCGGCCCCGCCCGGACTTCCTGCTGGTCACAATTGGGACTGTCACATTGTGACGTCCCCTATTGACTGGGCCAAGCCAAACACGTTGTTGACTTCAACCAACACGGGGTACAACACCGCCGTCCACAGCAACCCATTTGGGAACGGGACGTCGTGGGGTGCCGCAGGAGTCGATTTTACGACATACTGCACTGCGCGGACCGATGGAGTGATCATCAACTCCGTCCCCTCTTCCGGCGCGCTTGGCGCGTCCATGACGTTTACGCCTGGACACATGCCATATGTCGCCGCAAATGGGTATGAAACGCAGAACCTAGTGCTGGACGAGTACTTTGAGCTGGACCCGGAGGACTACTGTGTTTACCGGCTCGTGTATAGTGGCTTCGAGGTGGTCAACACCACGGCCATGGTTCACGTGCAGGGCGCAGTCACGTGCTACGAGTATGGCAACGAGTACCAGACGTCGCAAGTGCACCGTTTCACCGCGAACCCAGACCCAGATCATAGTGGGTTAAGGAACGAGAGTGCAAACGTTTTCCGCTGTCCTCCCAACAATCTGGAGGAGGCGAAGATCATGCCTAGCGCCCACACCTGGGCCGCCAAGGATGGTGTCTACTGCGTCGCAAAATTTCAACAGGACAATCCCTTCCAGGGGCTGACTCAACGCAACTACATTCTGCAACAGAACAAGCCGACAGGTCAAGCGAACTCCGGGTATTACGCTTCTGGCGCACCGGGCCTTAGCGCAGGCAGCATTGCTTCGCCAGGTCTAGGTGGCTATGGGCTTTATCTGGACGTACCGTATTCGACCTCAATACCGGCGACACACTTTAGCAGGATGAACACTGCGGGTGCCTATTTCACGGGCCTTTCACCACAGACTACCCTTCTGGTCACGTGGCGTTGTGGCATCGAGAGGCTCCCTTCGGCTAACAGTCCCCTGATGCTCTCACTCGCTCAGCCGAGTGCAGCGTTCGATCCGAACGCTCTTGTTTTGTATAACCTGATAGCTGCCAAGTTACCTCCGGGCGTACCGCAGGGTTACAACGATATCGGAAAGTGGTTTTCCATGATCTCGAATGTCGCGAGAACTGTGATCCCTGCAGCTTACCCGATGGTCGGCGCTGCGCAGACGATCCTTAATACCTTGGGTCGTCCCGCGGCTGCAACCGCGCTTGGTGCAGTGGCCGCAGCAGCCAACAAACAGGTGAAAGCAAGGAGTGCGCCGAACACTCCACGCCAACAACAGACCCCAAGAAGTCAGCGCTCCGTGCAGAATTTCGGAGCTCCTGGCAAGGGCAACGCGGGCAAGAAGAGAAAGTAATTACCATCGCGCCTTGTGCTAACGCGTAAGGAGCGGTTCTTTACTGAGCAGACTAGCCAGCTGCAGAAGGTAGAGCAAAGTGGGCACGGTGACCCTACCAAAGTGTGAATCCGTTCGACTCGG